AGTAAGTTTCATCATTCTGAACATCATATGAAATATTAATCGCAGTGTCTCCTGTCGTATAGTCTGAACTATTAAAAACAACATCTAACGACGCTGGAAAATAATTAATAATTTGAGTAATAGATACACTGAATCTTTTTGCCAATGAACCATACATTGAAAAATTCAGAACTTGGCTGACATCATAATTAGGATATACTCTAAATTGAGTTGATAAAATTCTTCTACTCTCCTCTAAACTGTCAATGTTCAGCATATCCAATGAGATAGGTTCAGAGAACGCACCTACATTGAATTTTCTATTAACCTTTTCAGTAACACCTGTAGTAAACTCAAAATTTCCTTGCGTAAGTCCACCACCTTCAACAGTTTGTAAACCTACTATGTTGTCAGAAAATGTACCCGCACCGCTTCCTGGTCTAGGTGGATAAAAATATTTGGTTCTTGATGTTGCCATTAAGTGGTTATATTTGTGAAGTTTTTACTGAAATCAATATTATTTCCTCTTCTCTGTCTAACCTCATACAATAATGCATTGAATTGGTCTCTAATCTCATACAAGTTGTATTGTCTGTAGATGTTATCTTCACTATCGTAAATTGTGTAGATACCGTCATCAATAGACTTAGTTTGATTACCATAAAGAGCAATTGCAAGAGATGAAATATCGTATTCAACCATTTCAACCTCTAATGTTACAGGATTGAAGAATGTATTAGTTATGATAATATTTTGACTTGGTTGTCCGATATACGGTGTTGCATTTGGCTTATTTGTTGGTGAAGATGATGGTGAAAGTGTTAAGAAAATTAAATTAGATGTACCATCAACATATCTATATCTCACAGATTTTTGTGTTGTATTAACTTCATTAGTTACTACTGGCTCACAAAAGAAAGATGATGTAACAACTCTAAAGAAGTTAGGTATTTTTGACCCATCGGAATTTAAATACTCAATTCTAAACCCTACTAAACCTTGAGGTACAAATTTATTTTGATATTGTACAGGCACATTAGTAATATCAATAATAATTCCTTTGACATTAGGTAGAGCACTCAACACTCCACAATCTGTAATTACAGTTCTAATCTGTGCTGGTCTTAAATAAAGTGTATAGAATCCAAGAGCATTAAATTGTTCGGCAGGTAATGTTAAATTATATAACCCACCAAGAACTTCAACGCCAGCATTACCCCCTGTTTCAGTATTATTAAAATAAGGTTTTAAAATTGTTTGAGCATCAAGTTGAGTTAAGACAAAATTGTCTGTAACATCTCTTGATGGTGTATAATTTAGTATGATTTCAACATCTTCAGGACTAACGTCTGAAGGTCTTATCGTGCCGTAACTTCCAATTGCCATTTTTTATATTTTTTTTAATATTTTATTACTTTTTTTTAAATTGTCTTCAGCCCATAAAGGTTGAAGATTTGTATAATGACATAATTTATAAATCTCATCTTCAGATTTGGCAGAAGATAATGGAATTATATGGTCAATATGCCATCCGTATAATCCGTAATTATCCCAAGACATTCCTTCCGTAAATTGTTTTTCAATATATTCTTTTAACTCAATTGGTTTTATGCCAACTATTTCAAAAGTTTTATTTTTTTTAGTAATATTTTTTATTGTAAAATATGATTTTACTCTACTTCTCATATAAACAGTAATTTTATAAACAGGGTCACTATCCCTTTTATTCTTAAGATAAGAATTGATTAATGGTTGTGTTTTTTTTCTATTATCGTTAATTTTATCAATGTTTTCTATTCTATATTTACGACGATATTCTTGCTCCTTTTCTTTATTCTTTTCTCTATATATTTTTTGATTAATTAATAGTTTTTCTCGGTTATTTAATTTCCAAAATTTTATTTGTTCATTTATTTTTTTAAGATTTTTTTTACGATAGTCTTTCCCTTTAATCAAAATCTCCTCTTTATTTTCCAATCTATATTTTGACCATCTTTCCTTTTCTTTTTCTTTATTATTTTTTTGATATTTTTGATATCTCTCTTTGACTTTACCATGATTTTCTTTCCTCCACTCTTTTTGTTTCAGATTACAACAATCTTTACACGAACCACTAACACCTGATTTATTTCTTTTTTCAGCATAAAAATCTTCTAACGGTTTTTCAATATCACATTTATTACAAACTTTCATATTCTTATAAATACTAATTAATTCTTTTTAACAATGTGAAAAAAACCATATCCGTAGTTTATCATATCACCTAAGTTGTCAACCTCACCTAATCTTTGAATTCTTTCATAGACCGAAATTTTGCCGCGTTCAACAAAAACATTAGTTTGTATTTGAGGTTGGTCAATAACCCTTAATAAAACTTCCTCTTTTGTTATTGGTCTTTGTGATAAATTATTTTCAGTAAATCCTGAAGATTGTTCAAAAAATATTGTTGTACCATCATTATAATCATAATAGTTAACTTCTTGAACAGTATATGCAGTAAATATTAAATTCATATCGCTGATAGCTCCCCATATTTGACCATTCTTAATTACAGGAACACCTACTTGATATTTTGGAGTTCCATATAAAGCTAATTCCGTTATTCTTGACTTAGTTATTCCTGATATTGTAAATGGGACCGTTACATAATTGTTTGAGGTTTGAGCAGAAATTTCATTAACCGCATCCCCTGAAAAAATATAGTCATAACTTATTGGCGTATTCAACCAATTACCACCTGCAGGTATAAAGAATGCTTCTCCATTTGGGTTATTAATTACAACATTCTCATACGGTGTTTTAATTGTCTTAGCAACCTTTGTTACACCCCATGGATTTGTTTGTTCTAAAACTATAGTATATTGAGCCTCAGCTGTTGCATATGTATGGCTAAGTGAATCAGGCGTATAACTTGTAATTGTTTGTTTTGGTGAATTATCACCCCAATCTACTTTATAAGCCGATAAGTCAAGGAATTTTTGAAACTCACTTGAAGTGTTATATACATTATAAACATAAGGGTTTGATGTTGTTGAAGAAAAGATGAAATTTGCAACTACATCTTTTTGTAATATTGCACCATCAAATGGACTATAATACCCTACATCAACCGCGGTTTGTCTTATTAGAATTGGAATTGTTAATCCAGTTAATGTTGACGACCCGTCAGTACCTGAGCTAACAACTTGAGTCATTGCAGAGTAAACTCCTACAGAAACGCCACTATAGGTTACTGTTGAAAGGTCCCCCTTAATGGTTTCAGGTGAAATTATAATATTATATAAATCTTCCATTAGTTAGCATTTACGTATTCATACCATTTTATGGGTACCAATGTCCCAGCTCTCTGATAAGTTGCATCATAGATATGTTGATTACTATTCATATTGAATACTTGATAATTGTGTTTAATATAATCTAACTCAAGTCTATAATAGAAAAATTGTGAACTATCAAAAGAGTACTTATCACCCGAAATAGATGATTGAGGCATATTCATCATTTTAATAAATTGTCCTTTCTGAGCATCATAAAACTTTGCACTCATAAAGAATGTACTAATATCTAAGAATTTCCTTTTTTTTAACCAATAAATAAAAAAACCTTCTTTATCTCCAACATAATCCAAAACATAATCAGGTTTTTTAATTGTTACAGGTGTTCTTTGCATAAGAGCATCCATTTTCAAACCTTGTTGTGTTGGTAATATAATTGTTATATAATTTTTTTGTTTTTTAGGGTCCACATTATCATATAAGTCTAATTTAAAAAATGAATTTGAAAAACCATTGCTATAATAATAAATTTCTTGAGTGGTAAACCCTTCCATTCTATAATCAATTTTCCAATTAGATTCATTGTTCAATGAACCTCCCGAATAAAAATAAAATTGGTATTTAATATCTGTATTATTAGTATCACCTGATTCAGGTGCATGTGGAAATCTACTAACCTCAAAGTCTCTACCAACACCAATAACTTGTGTAATAACTTCTTTTTCGTATTCATCAATACTTTGGTCCACACCCAAATAATCCCAACTCAATTGCACAGGTATTGTGATTTGTTTATCTACAAATCCGTTCTGCATTATTTGTATTTTATTCACATCCATCTATTAACGGTTTGTAAGGGTATGAAATGCCAAGTAAATCGGCATTGTAATTTATTCCTTCAGGTATTAATCTAAATACCGTATCTTTAAAAGGATATTGGGCGCTATTCAAAAATGGATAATTAACTCCTCTTCCAAGATTGTCTATAAAACCATAAGTATATAATTCTCTCCATCTAAATTGTTGGTCAGAATTTGAGTAAAAAGAATAACTTGGCACTTGGTCAATAAATTGTAAATCGCCAGTTTCAATATAATCAGAAAATACTCTTATTTGCATTGAGTGGTGCGGCTCATAATAATAACCAGGAGCGTTTGTACTTGAAGTATTTGTTGTTTGAAACACATCTTCATTATACTTTAATTTATGATAATAAGGGGATATAACTCTTTCTAATTGTTCATAATCATTCCACTCACAAAAATCTCCATCAATAGTATCACCCGACATTAAATCTTGATTGAAATAGAATGTTTTAGTCGCTCCATTTGTTAAAGTGTAATCCGAAGTTTGTATATTTGTATTTGAATTAGTATTATTCAAATTCCACCAAGAATTAGTCGTTTTTGTTAAATTAAATTCCCATCCTTGTTTTAAACCAATCCCATTATTAGGTTTGTTAAAATAACCTGTATAACCTTTATTAATAACGGTTAAGAATAATTCACTAACAGGTCTTTTTTGATTATCTAAAACATTTAATAAATTTAAATCATAGTTAACTGTTATATTATAAACGTTACTACTATTTTTTTGAGATATTCTTGAAACTTTATTAGGTGTTATTGAACTATATTCAAATTTTTTATCTTCATTATATACGTTTTTTTCAAACGCATTTTTAGTCATAATACAATCATTAACATTTGTTAGTATTTTATGTTCTCTAACATAATATTTTGAAGTTGTTTCTAAAATATTTTCAGGGTTAATTACTCTTTTAAATGTTCCTGACGTACTATTTGCAAATGTTGTTCCTGTATATCCAAGATTATAAATGTTAAACACATATATCTCACTACCAAAACTATCATTCCCTAAAGAGAACACTTGAAACAAATTATTTCCATTATATGAAAACGATAACTCAACATATTCACCTTCAATCAATCCATGAGGAGCAATACATTGGAACGCAATTAATCCACTACCATTTTGTACTGAATTATTAATTGTAAATGGTATACCTGTAGAAGCAGTCCACGTTAAATTATTGTTATCTAAAGTATAAAATAATTGTTTATCATAATTGTTTCTATACGCATAACTCATATAATAAGTCCAATTATACGTATAAGCGCTTATTGCTTTATAGTCTACATGTTGGTCTTGAACATTGGGTCTATAAAAATCAAATTCATAATATTGTGGTAAACCTTTCCATATATTAGTTGACATAGAATTCACAGGGTCAACATAATATAAATTATTTAAAAATGGATTATAATTAGTACTACCTGTATAGGTGTTATCATACAAATAACTTACTTTAAATGTTGGTCTGAATATAGTAGAGGCTTGTCTTTCCTCGTCGAAAACTTGAGCCAAACTAATACTTTGACTTCTGTCATATTCAACCATTTGTTGACTTTGTTCTTCCAATGAAACAGCAATCTCTTGGTCAACAAAAGGTGCTGACTTATATTCTTGACTACTTGGTATTATAGTATACTTATTCACCTATTGAGTATTTTGTTTTGAATTTATCTAATGCTGTGGCACCTTTTACCGTTCCAAAATAAAATTGGAATGGAGCTCCTACAATAAATTTACTACTTGATGCTCCTGTCTGACTATAGTTTCCATTTGCATCTACACTAAAAATGTAACCTCTCGCATATAAATCACTTACACTTGAATTGGTGTTTCTAAAATAATTCGGCGTTGTCAAACTTGTTCTATCTAAAGATTGGTAAGGTCTATTTTGTACAATTTCACTTTCGTTAGTTGCCCATGTATTATTCTGATTACCAAATATTGTTGATGTATTTGCTAATCTCCATTGATAGAATGGCACTACTTGTGATTTTATTCCATATGGATATGGGTAATTATTAACGTTATTATCACTTCTAAAATTAATTCTACCAGGTGTTAAATAATCTTTTGTCTGAAGGTTTTCAGTTGTGGACGAAAACCATACCGCAATGATTGGGTCATTGGCAGTTCCGAGTATTGTCATTGGAGCGCCGCTCACACTACTATAAAATTGAGGTGAAAAACTAATATTTCCAACTTCAGAGTTAATAGACATTAATTGTGCTAAATCCCCATCAATTCTTTTATATGGTCTTGAGAACAATTGATTCAATGAATTATCTCCAAATGATATTATTCTACTTAAAAAAGTTTCATCTGTGATTCTTGATATAACAAAAAGATTAACTAAATCAGATGTGTCCGAATAACTTGTAGGATTAATATTAGGTAGTATATAAGCCTTTGTTGCGGGGTCCAAAACAATTTCTGAGTAAAATGAATCCTTATACCCTAGATTAATAATTGTAGTAGGAAACAAAAGATTCACATCATTGATAGAGCCTACGTTTGAGGTTCTTTTACCAATAAATTTGTTAGTAGTAATACTGTACGGACTACTTCTAAAATAAAAATTATTTGTACTTGAATCAAAGTGGGTTAAATCAGTACAATATACTGGTGGTAATGGTTTATTTTGTTGGTCAAAGTAGGTGTCAACTTGAATCGGGAAAGCATATAATGTACCATTTATCCAATTGTTTACAAATGATTGTGACAACACACCTCTACATAAACCATAAAAGAATCTGAAACGATATCCCCACTCAGAAAAATTATCCAAGTCAGTAAATAAATCAGTTAATGGTCTTCTTAAAAACATATAACATCCTTTTTCAACAGCATCAGAAGTAGTACATCCACTATTAATACTAAAATTATTACCAAAACCTTGATAACATCCGAGTCCAACCATGTTTTCACAGTTAAAACTTTCTAACACTTTTAACGAATTTGGAAGACCTGAAATGTTAGGTGTTACTTGGTCAGCACCTGTTGTATATGAAACAGTTGTAACACTAGTACCCTCACCGTTAATAAGATAAATTCCAAAATTTAAATTTTGTTGTAATATACTAGGATTTATACTCCATGAACCACCGTCAAGTCTGTCTGATGTTGGAAGTCTATCAGTTCTTAGAACATTATTGACTGAATTATTAATTAACATTGGAGATGATACCAAATTTGGGTATAAAGATTGAGTATAATAATAATATTTTACATCACTCCAATTTGATATTGCCGTGTCTGAAAGCATCTGTGGATAAGCACCCCCTGCAGCATTAACTGTCATTATACCCATAGAAGTTATATCTTCACTTAAATCATATTTTGCATTTTCAGGAGATGAAAGATAAAATCCATTACTTGTTTTACTTACAACTGTTTTATTAGAAATATTAGTATAAAGTCCGCTAGTATTTTGAGCATCTATACTTCCGTAGTATCCTACAGAACTTGATGTAAAACCAGTATATTGTAAACCAGGTTTTGTACTTCCTGATATACCAGGTTTAAAAAAATAGGATTGATAAAATATTTCATTTTGATTTGCAAAAGATTGAACGCTAATGACATTATTCGTTAATTTTTGAATCGGTATATTTAATTTTGTTTGTGCCGTAAAAGTAAACTTCGGGTCATCAATTGTGCTACCAAAAATTGCTCCAAGTTTATATTCATTTGTATATTTTGGAGAATATGGGTCAACCCCTCTTTGTAAAACTAAAATATATTGATTATCAAAATCATCATAGTATTCTCTGAATTTTAGTGCACTGTTGTTTGTAACAGATAACTCAGTCGTTGACGCATTGCTTAAAAACCAACTAATATACTGTTTTGACTCAAGAATGTTAGGTAAAGATTGTGTTGTTGCAGACACCCATATTTTTGCCGCGTCTGACACAGTAATCGCAGTAATAACCTGATAATATTCAATATCTTGAGGGTACTTATAATTCGTTTCAGAAGAACCATAAGGTAACGAATAAGAAACTGTAGACGCACTATACTGAGCCGTGGCATAAGTTACATTAATTGTTGTTGCTGCACTACTATTATAGGAAGTACCACTAATACCATTCACAATCCCATTTTGAGTAGATGCACTATATTTATAATTTGTATCAAATGAATTTGAAGGGTTTACAAAAGTAATTAAATCACCCGTATTGTATTTTTGAGTGGTCAAAACGGTTAACGTATTATCAAAGTGACTCTTGTTAATATTAGAATCCTTGGCAAATGTGACTTTAATTTTATTCAAACCCGTGAAATAATTGCTTCTTTGGTTGAAAAGATTAATTCTTTCTCCCAAAGGTAAAGTTTTAGAATCCGCAAAACGGAACCTATTTGGCACACTTGGTACTCTTGCAATATTTGATTTTGGTGTTTTATATCTTGATGGGTCACTTTTGAATGCGTTGTCTTGAAACCCTGCAAATGCAACCGCATATGTATTAGCATAAACACCTATATCTTCTGAGGGACTTCCTGAAAATAAAAGTTGGAGACTACTTTCATAAAAAAGTGGCGATGAAAAATAAGATAATCCCCCTGATGGAAAATCTAAATTTCCATTTGGCCCAAAACTAACATCAGTCCCACAATCACAAGCCTGACAGTCAGGATAAGTTATCATTGGTAATCTTATAGTAGTATCTATTTTATCACAATTGGCAGGTGTTAAACCACACACAAAAGCAAAAGGACGAATGCTCAATATTTCAAGATTACATAAAAAACATAGTAACGCAACTACAACTGAGTATAAAAATAATGTAATATGTGCAACAATTAAAAGATTGAGACCAATTAGTTGGATTACTAAAAATAATATCGAAAATATAAAGTATAATAAATCAAAGTTTCTGAATCCGTCATTAACAGGAAATTTGTTTACATTACTTGCACAAGAATTATCATCAATTTCTTTAATCCCTATAAATTTACCTTTTCCAACCCCTTTCTTATATTCATCAATTAATGAAGATACTGTATAAACTTTATTAAAATTAAATTCGTAAAAAGTATCCTCACAATTTATTACATCATTTAATCTTGTAGTTAATTCAGTACCTACAAAACCATTTGTATACCCACTCCACGCAAGCCCAAAATAATAAGAACTATTTAATTTTTTCTTTGCATTTAAATTTGGATTTAAATTAGATGGGTCTAAAGTTGATGTTGTCCATCCATACTCTTTAACGTTTGGTACTAAATAATAAGGCCTTCTAACCATTTCAGTTAATGACGCAGGTTGTTCCCACTTAACTTTAAATCTATATTTTGCCTTAGTCGGAATACCGATTGTAGGGTCGTTAGATAATATCTTTTCGCCAAATTCATTTGTGACAAAATAATCTAAATTCATAGGCATTTCAACCAACCAAGTACCGTCTTGGTCAATAACGTTTCCAGAGTTTTCTAAAGTATAAACTTCCAAAACTGGATTACCATCTATATCTGTTTGAATTGTTTGTCTAATTGCAAGTATTTGACCAGGTCCTGAAACTAATTCACATAAATTACCTAAATCATCTCTCGGCTCACAATTTTCTCTAACCCTATATTCATCTGGTGATGAAAATAATGACCCCATGAATACTGATGTTGGTTGAATATCAATATTAGCATCATCTCTCAAATCAAAATCTAATCTATTAACAGCAATATCACATACTTCAGGGTCTCCCCAAAGTGGTGAAACCTCTAAACTTTTTGTAATACTTACAATTTGAGGTAATGAATTTAAATCCGCAGAAGTTCTAAATCTACCTCCAGCAACTTGTGATGAAGTTGCCCTACCAATTCTAATTAAATCTTGAGGTGTTAATGAAAACTCTCCAATATCTGACAAGTCCACATCCATTACCATTGTTTGGTAACCTAATGGAACCCCCATTATCATATAGTCCCCACTCTCATTTGTTTTTGCAGTATACTTGTAATATTTGTCGTATATCTCTATGGCAGTATTTCCTGTTAAAACATCTTGTCTTGATGGGAATGTACCTGTTGCGGCATGTGTTGAGTAAGATTGTTCGTATGGTAATAAATTATATCTATATCCATCTTCATTTTTATCTGATAAAGTTTTGTAAGGATATATACTTGAAATATAAGGATTTGATTGGTCAACATCTGTGATAGGAATGAATACAGACACTCTTGCATTTGGTATCCCCAAACCATTATTTGCAGTAATTCTACCAACAACAACACCGTAGTTTGAACAACTTCTAGTGTACACGTCTTCTTGTTGAAGTTTTAAAGAAAGTATCTCTAAAAAATCAAACTGTTGGTCTAATTGTACATTGATTGTTTTGTTGACCCCTAATTCAGTCCTTATTCTATATGATTGACCCATTAAATCTCTTTAATTAATAAATAGTTTATGTGGAATTTTTTAAATTAAACCCACACCTTTAAATTATAAACTAAAGAAGAAATAAATAAACTTGTTAAGAGAAAGTAATTGATTGGAAGTTCTTAACCGATACTCTAATGTCTTTATTAGGATATCTAATTTGATAAACTTGTGATGGTTGAGCAAAGATTGTATCATCTACAGGTCCTATCAATTTTGTTTCAGGATTTGAATACACCATAGATGTTTCCGCTGAAGAATATTGTCCTCCAACTTCGTTGAACACATCTACATTGGCAACTGTTAATACTCCGTTTGTATTTTGAACAATACTTCTTAATTCAGATAGATAAACGTTTTGTCCAAGTTGTCTTGTTTGTGGGTTGAAGTATTCTGATATCTTATCAACAACACTTGAAATAACTTGTCCTGAGTTTTGAGCAGAATCTAAGACAATAGACACATCAACACTAAGGTCAATAACCTCAGCAGTGAAGATTGAAATGTAATCATTCATCATTCTATAGTTTGATAAATAATTTGCAATATTCTGTCTTAATGTATTTGATACAATGTTTGTTAATTTACCTGAAGTATCATAAGATAATATTTGAATTAAAATCTTGTTGTCGTTTTCAGTGATTGACACTTTAGCAGGAGCTCCGTATTGAGCTGGCATGTTTCTAATGATAGATTCGTAATCTTGAACAGTTACTGCTCTTTTTTGAGCAGAGAAGTTAAATGAAACATAATTTCTAATTTCTTCTAATGAAGGTACACCTGAACCACCAACGGCAGCAGTTACGTTAACACATCTTAATGAATTAACAACTGAAGAGTTAGTTGTCTCTGATGGCCCATTAACAAAGAATGAAACAGTTCCAATTTGGTTAATAACATTTGTTCCTAAGTTTGTAGCTAAACCACCACCAATTCTATATTGAACAAACAATGTTGAGTTTGGAGTTAATGTAGAACCTAATGAAAAGTTATTAGAATATTTTTGTAATTCTAATGTTGTTCCTAAAGTTGTAAATTGATTTAATTGGTCTTGAGCAGTGTTTGTACCACCACCAAATGTCATCTTTTTAAATCCTTCAGGTGTGTATTCAGTAATAAATCTATTTTGTGTTTGGATATATTTTCCAACTTTAATTCCTGGCTGGTCTGAAACTTTTGTAGGGTCTTCAATAAACACTCTATCTTCAGCTAAGGCATCAACCTCATACCATCTATTATCTAATCCTAAGAATTCAGCAGTAGTCGGAGTATTTGTATATTCTGTACCGTTTTTCAACAATACACTCGTTATCCCTAAAACATTCTTTTCAGGTAAGAATAACTCAAAGAATGGTTTCACATCATTTGCTCCGATAACTCTTTTGAATACTTTAGTTACACCATTAACAACAATTTCTCTTTTAGTGATTGTATAGTTAATGAGAACATTATTTGAATTGAAGTTAGGTATTTTTAATCTGTTCGGGAAACCTTGAGCATTATATGGAGATGCAAAATCAATATCATATACGTTTTCAAATACCACTCCTGCACCGACAACTTGAGACCCTCTTGTTAATGTTCCAAGATATCTTTCATCTTCTTTGTCACCGAAAGCAGGTACTGTTATTGAAAAATCTACTAAAGACACTGATGGTCTTTGCCCTGGCAATTTCAAACCATAAGTTCTTGCAATGTTATAAATTGAAGACCTTTGTTGGGCATATTGTAAAACAGTTTCTTGTAAACTTCTATCAATATTATAGTTTAGGTTATCTGCAACAGCGGCATTCAAATCCAAGAAAACTGAGAATACAGAAGCATCATTAAAATCCTGTATTAATTCAGGATAATATGTCCTTACATAATTTAAAAGTTCAGTTCTTATCGCTTGATAATCTCTGGTTGCATATGATATTTTATTGTTTGCCATCTATATTAAATATTGATAATCACAAAATCGCTCTGAGCAAATGTTGAGTTGTTGGTTGAGTAATCTATTCTTATTTTTGCAGTGTACTCTGAAGTTCCTTTACCTGGAAATCTATAAATTGATGATTCACTTGTTCCTGCTAAGTTTTGTCCAGTCGCAATGTCTAATTCTTCTTGAGGGTCAGCAGGTGTTATTGTCAAACTGTTAACCAATAAGTTTGGCATAAAATTTTCAATCGCATCTCTAATGTCGGATTCAATTGCACTAAACGTTAATCCATCAAAAGGTTCAAAAAGGAATTCATACAATCTTGTACCAAATGCTGGTAAAAAATATCTTGACCCTTTTCTTGTTAACAACAAGTGAATAAGGTCTGACTTTATTTCTTGAGATTGTAATTCAGTTAATTCCAAATAGTCTCCTCGTACAGAATCTCTGAACGGAAAACTAAGTCCATATGTAACACCGTTTGCCATATATATAAATATACTATCCTACTTTTTCTTATAAATACATAAAAACAAATAATCCCGATTATTAGTCGGGATTATTAATTATTTTAAGCTGAACATCCAAAACACTCAAATGGACTATCTTCAGGTTTTTGGGTTAAACCCGTTTCAAGGTAATCTACTTTTGGTGTTTCAACCTTTTGACCTTGTTTTTCAACCTTGGACAAATCCAACGCTAAGTGTTTAGCTCCTGTTGAAATAGCTTTAGTTCTAACATAGTAACATAAAGTCTTTAATCCTTTTTCCCACGAGTGGAAGTGTGAAGATGTAATCTTTGACAACGTTGGATTTGACATATAAATGTTCATTGATTGAGATTGGTCAACAAATGGTGCTCTTTCAGCCGCCATATCAATAAGTTCTCTCTGAGAAATCTCCCAAATAGTTTTGTATTTATTAATTAAATGTTCGATTCTCTTAACTTTTTTAACGTAGTTCTT